GTCTGCGTTTGCGGTGATGCTGATAGATCCGTCCGTGCCAACCGTTACGTTATCTGCGCCGTATACAGTAGTAAGCAAATTGGAATCTAACGAATCGATCAACTTAAACTTCCAAGTATCGGGCTTGCTCGTCTGCGAGGAATACACGATCGCACCGCCCCACGCCTTAATGTCGGACATTTCCGGCGAGCATGAATTGGTTACGCCATCCTCGGATACATAGCCCTGTGCCACGAAAGCAGATGCCAATGCGGTAGTCGCATCGGTCGGCAAGGTTGCGGTGGTATCCGCACGATAAATAGCACCTGATACATTAGGCTTTGCTGCGCTTACATTTGCCATTTTTGTTCACTCCTTAATCTTCTTGATAATATAAATCGAAAACCGCTTGATAGCGGTACTTTTTGGTTGTTGTGTCCGTGTAATTGTAATCGGAATTTAACTTGCAAGAATAAATGCCGAGATCCTCAACAGATGCAATGTCTTCCATTGCGGTTTTTACTTCCTCGTTTAATGCAATCGCATTGTACATAGAAGTGGAAACACTCTGGATCGCAATCGTTGCAGATAATAGATGATTTTCAGCACCGCCACCTGTGCGCTCGAACACAACATATGTGTCGGCGTTTGCGGGCACTTCTAACGATACAGGCGCAGATAAAACGCCCGATAAATAATTGTAAAGTGTAACTTCAATCATCTGTCTACCTCAATGCTTTTAAAAGCTCGTTGTCCTGCAAATTCTTGAAAAATGTTTTTCGGTCGGAAGTCGTGATACCGACATTCGCTCGGTTTGTTCCGATGTAAGTGTTGGTTTCGTATGAGCCGGAACAAGACTTAATAATCCGTTGCGCTTCTTGCTCCAGGACACTAACCACCGCATCACTTTTAAGTAATTGACGGATTCCATCGGAATCAATCGTTATTGTCGCATTACTCATATCGTTCTACCTTCACTTGCGTGTTCCATCGTCCTGGCACATTGCCTTCGGTCTGCGTAAGCGGAAAGCCATACGTTTTATAGGTATCTCCACGAATCAGCACGGTCTTGTCCGTCCAATCATTTTCATCACTTTTAGGGATGCCTAAAATAAACGCAAGACGCTTTCCTGTAAGGTTTAACTCGTTAACCGCCGCCTCGAAAGACGGAGTGCCAACGATAACGCCTTCAACACTAACTTCCGTGGTTTCGACAATCGGTTGTCCGAGTGCGTCCGTGCCTGTTTCAGTTTCTGAAAGTAAAACAACTGTCTCGGTTTTAATCATCTTCCACCAACTCCTCAACAGGGCTGTAACATCCGATTGCATTACCTACGCCCAAAAGTTTCTTTTCAAGTTTTCCGAGATACAATTCACCGCTCGAGCCACTACTCGTTGTCCACGATTGAGCATAACCTAAAGCGCTCATGCTCCCCTGTGTGGCTCCGATCGGAATGTCATATCCTGTTCCATTGCCAATCACACGAACAATCATGCGACACGTTACAAGGCACTTTACATCTGTTTCCGCATCTTCGTTGTATGCGTCAATGATAACGCCCGCATCTGCGAGAAGTGCCGTGCATTGCGTTGTTTCTTCTTCGGACAAAGAACGCCCGAGCCTTGATTCTATATCACTAACTGTTGCATATGTTGCCATAAGTTATCCCTTTTTCTTTGTGGATTTTCTCTTGGTCTTCGCTTTCGTTTCCGTCACTTCCTCGGCTTTCGCTTCTTCTGCAATATCCTCAATCGTGACTAACTTCAACTCAACCAATCTTTCAGCCCTCGCATCATCAACGGAAAAGGCGTCACCCTTTTTACGAGCAACGCCCTCCGTCAAATCAAAGAAAGGCTTTTTAGTAGTAGCCTTTTTCATTCGTTATCTCCCTGATTATACAGTAGTTGTAACAGCAACTACTCTGTCCTCGTATACCGGCTCGATGGACAGTCCGCTGTAAGCAACCGTTTCGATTGCGCCATTGGAGTAAGCCGCATCGGTATGTACGCCAATGATACCAGTTTCGTCCGTTACAAGATCCATTCCCGGGATTGCGCTAACGGAAACAGCAACAACATCAAGGTTTTCGCAAGCCGTACCATAGATCGTTCCTTCGGTTACATTGCTATCGATGATGATCGTTCCCAATCCCATGAAGTTCTCGATGTAAGAAATTCCGAAAGAATTCTGAACAGTAATGCCGGTGGTTCCGAGATAGTCATAAGCATCGGTCGGGTTTACAAAATAAACCGGAGTACCAACCTCATCTTCAAAAGCAACGGTCAACAGCTCTGCTGCCTTTGCGATCTTTGCCTGGAAAGTAGCCGCATCACCGGTAGTAGCGCCATCAACAGAAAGTGCGGTAATGATGGATGCTCTGATGTTCTTCTTGATGTCACGGAGCATAGCGTCCGTAGAACCGCCAACGGCAACGTCATAACCGAGTGTGCCGATCTTCTCAATGGAAGTAAGGTTGCGGTACTTACTATAAGTAAGTTCCTTAACCGTAGCATCACCCATTACAAAACCGCTGTTCGGGATCTCTGCGTTTTCTGCAACTGTGGAAGTGTCAAGACTTCCAGAGGACTTATACGTCTTGTAAGCCGTTCCCGGTGCAACAACCATTACATTGGTTTTGCCGAGGATGCCGAGCAAGTTGTGTAAATCACTCTCAAACTTTGCGATAAAATTAATGTCCTGTGCCTGTGCCTGAATTGCTAAATCTGCCATGTTTCATTTTCTCCTTTAACTGAATAATTCAATGTTTTCACGGATAGCGGCAAGTCGTTTCTTTTCGTCTTTAATCGCCATAATATCCGCTTTGGTAACTGTCGGCGGCGTAGTTTCGCCACCATCTTTTACTGTCGGAGCAACGTGCGTCTTGGTTGCGGTAAAATCGTTAATGCCTTGCGCCAACGCTCTGCAACCTTCCTCGGTATCTGCCGTAAGTAACGATGCCGGTACGCCTGTTTCGCTCGCCACCTTCTCACGCATTTCACGGAGAGCATTTGCCTGTTTGATGTTGTTTAACTCCGCTTCTGCGGCCTCGGCTTTTTCAATAGCCTTCTGCAATTCGCTCTTGGCCGCTTCTTCTGCCTCGTCAAACTTTGTTGCTTTGGCTTTCAGTTCCTCGTAATCTGCATACTTACCTTTTTCCCTCGCCAATCTATCTTTGATGATCTCGTCCAACTCTGCTTGGGTAAAGGTCTTTCCTGATGTGTTGTCAGTTTCTGCCGGAATGGTTACCGTAGTGTTGTTTTCACTCATAATTTTTCCTCCTCGTTTTTTACGGGACGGTGCCCAAGTTTTTGTATTAAAAAAGCACCCCGAAAGATGCTCATTTAATCATTGGTTTCTGCTTCTTTGCGTTTAGCGTATGCCTCACGCTTTTGTGCATTTATTTTGTCTTTGTTTTGTGCGTAAGCCTCACGCCTTAATCCGTTAATCTTCGCCGTGGAAAGATTTTGCCATTGCTGGCCTTTTGGTCTTGTAGGATCATAGCCGCATGAATCTGTATCGGCGTTGGAATACTTGTTTTCGTACTCTTTGGGGCTATATCCCGAAACTGTGCTTTTCCCGTCAAAGCGAATACAAAACATACAATCACAATTTGCGTGAATGTGCTCTGCGTGGCTTTTCTGCAAGGACTTGCTTGCATATTGCCAACCATTAGCGGCGAGTGCAATACAAAAACCGCACGTTTCACCGCCTGATGGTATCCAGGCATATTCCGCTTGATCTCGTGATGCGTTTTGTAGCATCGTGTCGGCGGATGCCTGTTTGCAAAGCCGATAAGTAACCGATTCAAGCAACTGTCCTGACGGAGATTGTTTCAACGATCCGTTAACCGCTTTCCCTACTTCGCTGATCGTGGCGGTTTCGGCTGGAACAGCACTTGCAGCGGATGACCCTTGTGCCAACGCCAAAGCATCATAAAATTCACAAGTAAGTTCGGCAGCAGCCTCGCCATATCTTGATGACATAGCGTAAACAAAGTCGATCAATGCGTTTCTATCGGCAATTCCGTGCTTTTCTACCCATTCACGAGTACGCAATGCCGCCAAAGAATTTATCTTTTTAAGTTTTTCGATGTAATCATTCCAAGCATTACTCGATACTTGCATCGTTAAACTCCTCTAACAAAACAGATTGCCCACGCACCCTAGATTCCTGTGCTTTAACTCTGCGTATGTCTGCCTGGCTAAATCCGATCATTTCCAAGAATGTATCCGTGCTTGCAAATTCCGTTCTCACGCTTGCAATCTTCAAGGCCGCATCTGCGGTGACGGAAACGCTCGGCATAGCCGGATTACGGAAATGCGGTACAATATTCAACTCATCATCGGTCAATTCTTCAAGCGTCTTATTCTTCGTGATGGCTAATGCCATGCGTGCAATCTTGTTGAGCGCATTTGCGTTGCCTTCGTTCAACTGTTCTGCCAAAAGCACCAATGTTTGGCTCTGTGCCAAAATAGCATCCGATGATGTTGGATTAGCATCATTAACAACGCCTGTGTCCGTAACGGTAAGCCCTGTTGCGGCAGAAAATTGCGTTGCAAGTATCCGTATCATCTCAACATGAGGGGATAAAGAGCCTTGCGCTAATTGCCCAAATACGGGGTTTTCGCCTGTTTCGGGGTTTTGTGTGGCCGCAAGCAAAGCACCCGCATATTGCTTGAATTTGTCGCCCACAATTGCATCATACTGTTCATCGGTAAGCCCCAACAGATATTTTTGCGGCGTGGTATCAAACTCCAACGCAATAGACGCATTTGCGATCGTGCGGATATATCCGTCAATCAATGCACGAACAGGATACTTGATACGAGAACGGCCAAAAGGCTTTAAGCTCGTTTCGTTCCAAATCATCGGGATCATCAACGGCTCGCCTAAAAGATGCTCGTGCTTTTTTGCGCTCCATCCGCTGGCGGTTCGCCTGATTTCGTAAATCGCAGAATCCGTATAAAGGTTAATGTGTGAAGGTATCCAGGCGTTTGCTTCAGATTCATCCGGTGCCGTGTCTATGATTGCCATTCCGCACTTGATTCGGCGTTTTTCGCCATCCCAAAGAGCCGAGGCGGTCATAGGCGAGTGCAAACGTATCTTACATTCGCCTGTTTCCGATGCAGATAAAGTAAAAAACGTGCAGCCGAATTTTAACTCATCCCGACAAGCCTTGTTATACTGTGCGATAAATCCGTTATTATCAAGGATCTGCGTAAGCTCCGTTGCGTCATAGCCATTGGCCGAAACAAAGCCATCAAACATCGAACGACTAGCCAAAACATCAACGCATTTTGCACCCCATTCGCAACCGATATTAAGCCCCGCCAATCCTTCAGGCAAAGCAATGCCCAAGTTAACATCAGCAAGCGTAATCTTGCCGTTGTAATACTTTTCCTTGCGCTCGTTCGACGTCCTGTGGTTGTTGTAAACCTTAACCAATTCGGCGAGATAGCCGCTTGCCACCTTGTCTAAATTTTTAACACTCGGAATAGATAAAGTTTTCATTTACTCCCTCTTTTTTTAACCAATCCGCATTTTCTTGTTCGGATTCCGCTTGGAATTTTGCACGCCCCATAACGCAAGCGCACACGCTTCGATCGGCAAAGGATTTTCACCGCCGAAACCAAAACCGCCCGCAATCTTCCGTTTCGTGCTAGTCCGTGCAGAATCGTCTAATGCTTCTTGGTATTTGTACCATGTGATTTTTTGCTCATTTATCGAATCAATCAGCAAGGATGCCGATGCGATAACATTGTTTGTTGTTGCCCTGATAACAGAGCCTTTTAATTTCCATATGCCCGCAAGTCTTTCGCAAATCAAATCCGCACCGTTCCGACCATCGATAACAACGCATGATGCTGTTTCGTATCTTTCATTGAGCCAATCCGAGATAGGTCTTAAACCTTGAGCGGTGTTGCGAATATCAATAAGCGAAATTCTTGTGATGCCATTACTACCGATAACAGCTCCAGCTAAAGCCACTTGTGAGCCGTCCGCAGAAATCTTGACACCGAAAGCGGTTTTACCTTCGGGTTTCTTTTCTTCGGAAACGCATTGCGCCCACTTCTTTTTATCGATAGCGTAATCAATCTGCTTGCCCTGGATCTTCGGCATATACCCTAAATGTTCTCGTGCGAAAACATCCGGTGACATACCTCTCATGTCTTTTTCTAGCGCAGATTCCAACAACTGATAACCGAGCGAAGGGTTACACATATACCAAAACTTCTTGTCCTTCACATCAACAAGGTTATCAACCGACCACTCGTGAATACATGAGCCATTGGTCGGAGCATTGTGCATAGAATATATCTTTTGCGAAAATACAACGCCTTTGTGCAATGCCGCCGGTGTTGGCGGTGTTCCCATTAGGATCGTCTGTGGTGATCCCGAAGGGGCGGCAGAATTTAGCGGAGACAATGCTGCGTCCTGTTCTTCCGTGTAAGATTGCGCCTCGTCAACCACAACTAAATCAAACGTGCCACCACGCCCCATATCGGACGAATTACCACGAGTACGGAATTCAATATGCCCACCGTCTTTTAAATCCAAAACCATCTGATTTGCGCTCGTAGTGTAATGGTCAACAAGCGCATTCAGCTCGGGATACTTTGCCATCGGATCACCTTTGCGGTCACCGAATTTTTTACGCAAGCGGTCAAAGGCTTTTTTGGCGGTTTGGTATTCTTGCGCCGTATGTAAAATTTGCTCTTTCCGATAAACTAATCCCCAGGTTTCCCTCGGATCAGAAACGCCTGTCTTGCCATTTTGTCTCGGAACAAGCAACGTGCAATCGGAATTTATCAAAACACCATCTTGGTCAACAGCAAGCCAATCACATAAAATCTGCTCTTGCCATGGATGTAAGGCTAAATCATACGCCTTTGACAGATCTATCGCATATTGCCCTTGCGAATAATCGTAAGGCGTGACAAAGGAAAAGGTAGGTTTTTGGTTGCCCTTACCGTGCTTGCTGTTTTTGGGCATCATTTATAACCCGATAAAGCGGTGTGACATTCTCGCCTTGCTGTCCGCTAGTCTCGAGCATTTTTAATCTGTCAATCTGCTCCATCATGCCACTAACTAACGGCTTAATGTCTCTCCCGCTGTCGGTCATGTCGAGAACCTTTGCGTACTTAATGATCGTTGCTTTCGTTGCTCCAATCTCGCCCTGTTCTCTCCAAGCCTTTTCAACACTTTCAATGATTGCGCCTTCCGGCACTTTGTTTTTTGGCATTTTTACCACCTTTTCCTTTCTTTTTTAGTGTCCGAAAGTGAACGGACAATGTTATATGTGTATTGTGGTTTCTTATCCGCATATTGCGATTTTGAAGGTTTAGTGTGTCGGCGCT